TGATTCGCTATTGCCCCCACATTTGTTTTTAATGTTTTTTGAAGCGCCTTGTATACTGCATTTCCTTGGCTTCCTCCCCTTGCCGCTTCTCTCCATATCTTGGCATCAGTTGTATTGGCCAAGGTTACAAATCTATGTGCTACTAGATCGGCAAACTCGTGAAATACTTTTGAAGATGCAAGGTTCTGCAATACGGTCTGTATCTCTGTAACGGTCTGCAATCCCTTAATTGCATCACTGATTAGTCTATTTATCTTTTGCAAGCTCGAGCGGTACTTTAGCTCCAGCTGTTTGTTTATTTCCCAATCCTTCGAGGTCATTTAATACACCACCTAACCCCATATCGCTTTCATCTGTGAAATCTGTCTTTGCTGCTTCTATATCTTCATCAGTTATTGAAGTGAACATGTTAGTTGTGTATGACAGTTCATGCAACTCTTGCATAGCAATTTTTTGATTTATAATCCCAGCGGTATAAACTTTTTCAATAGAGTCAGTCTTCTTTCCAACCACCTCTGCCATTTCCTCATCAGATGGAGTTTTTACAGGATTGAATTTTATCCCTAAATCATCAGGAATATATCCGAACTCACTCATAAACATTACCGGCATAAGTTTATTAATTTTAGGTTTTAATACTGATTCTTGCTGTTGTGCTATCAAGTCATAATAGTTTTGTAGATCACCGTCTCCGGTTGCATTTAGCCCAGCCGGGCTTCTGCCGAACAACCTAGTTACTGGTATTTCTGCGGCTCCTGCAACATCCATCATAAATGATTCGTATATATCGTTTAATCCCGCAAACGTATACTGCAATGCTGTGATATCATCTTGCTCTCCTATCAGCATCATTGCACTATTGCTTCTCATTTGATTCTGAGCCGTCTTTAAATTATAAAAGTCTTGCTGTCCTTGTGCATCAACCAATGAATTGAGTTGGTCTAATCCATTGACCTTATTCACGAGCACATTCGATTGAAATACCAATGAGGCTATATTCCATGATGTGTTATCTCTTTTCGCTAATTCATCAAATACATGTTCAAGTTCTGCAGCTCCCCAGCCTACCTCCGCTTGGTCTTCCCAAAATGGAAGTTTTCTACCAGTAAACCGAATAACCCTGGTATGATGGACCTTTTGTTTTATTGTGCCATTTATATCCCTGATTTCATAATACATTGGCAGGCCAAACTCTGGCTCTGATATGTTTGTTATTACCTCAAGAGAAGGATATATACCGCTCCATCTATCAACAATCAATAAACCTTTAAAGGCGTTAGGCATTATAGTGTCATAGTCCAACGGTTCTTCGAGTCTGTCCTCATGACCTTCAATAAGCATTACTGCTCCAGCGCCACCATACAATCTACCCCAATAAAGACCTTCAACAATCTTTTCTCTTACAAGTGTTCTTTGTTCGAGCTTGTTGTACCTATCCTGTACTTCAGGAGCAAGTTCAGCCGTTATTGAATACCAGTTCTTGCACATATCATCAGGAATAGCATTAATAATCTTCTTTGCGATCCAGCTATTACGATATAGCGAGTTCATCAAATTGTAATCTCTTGTTAGCCTTGTTAAGGGATACTGTGTTGCACTTAATAGATTTGTTGTCCCTACTCCTAAACGTGCAAGGGGATTCTGAAAGCTGTCATGTACTTGCTTTCTTTGTGGTTGCTGTTGTTTATATTTATTTTTCTTTGACAATCTATCTCACCCCCGGATTACTCTGATTATTGTTTTACAGAAATATCTCAATGCATCACAAGCATGATCTCCCACTTTGATTGGTTTCTCATCTCCGCGTTCTGCTGCTTTTGCATCCCAGATATACCCCGCAATTTCTTTGATTATGTTTATGCACTTTCTATTTACCTTGAGCAATTTAAGCGCAAATAAAGATGATACCAATCTGATACCATCCAAAACCTCATTGTCTGCATCTCTTATCTTTATGCCTTTTTTTCTTGCTGCTACTTTAAAACTAGCTGCGGATGGATCTACTATGACACTGGTATATCGCTTTCCATCTATGAATTTGAGTAAATCATCGGCATACTCTGCATCATCTTTTTGCCTACTCTTTGCCTTTGAATCATAGTAGTATTCGTTTTCTAGGTAGTACTTCCCGTCTTGCTTTATTATTTCAAGAAACACACAGGGATTTGTGGTTCCGTAATCTAGCGCATAATACCTTTCATACCATAAATCGTAATTAACACCCTCGCCATCATTGTACAGGTTATCATCGGCGAACATATCATATATTACGCCCTCTGCATTTTGTCTTAACCCTAATATGTCGCGCTTGTACCATATACTGTGCTTGTCGTACGTTATTAGGATTTCTTTTATTTTAGCTACGGTGAAACTAAAATTATCTAGCAGTGTAAAATGTTCATAGTTTAATCCATAATCCGCGTGTTTCAGTGCATTCCCAAGATGCAATTCTAATATTTCAACATAAAACCAATTGTTTGGAGCTTTTGGGTTCAAATCTATGAATATCTTTCTATCAGCACTTGATAGTGTTCTATCAAAAGTTTCTTTAACGAACGTCTTGCAACACTCATTTGCTTCTGTGACATACGCAGACCCATAAGTATTGCCTTTGATATATCTTTCGTCGCCTTCTTTACCGCCCCCGGAAATAAGGATAACCTTTTCACCGGTTCGAGTGTAGATGTATAATGCCTCTCTTTGCTGATACATGCCTTCTCGGCATCTGCCTTTAAACCAATGTTTAACACCAAAACCATTGCTGTCGATGATGTTAAGCTTTGCTGATGCAACTGATACACCTGAAGCCAAATGTAATTTATCAGGATGCGTTTCAAGGATCTCGCACCAAGCCATGATATTTAGAACATTCTTGCCGGCTCTCTTGCCTCCCTCTGCAACATTTAGCCAGTTATCATAACATCGTTTAAGATAGTTAACCTGTTTTTCGCAGAAAGGCGCATACTTAATCATCTTCAAAATCCTCTATCTTTCTATCAGGCAAAGGATTATTCATCATCTCGGCAAGAGTTTTAATCTTTTCATTGCTGTTTGTAATAGCATCAGCAATGGTGCTATCAACCTGAATCTTTCTTTCGGCTATCTTCTTATCGATCTCGAGTTTCTGATTTTCTATCTCGAGCTTGTGCTTGTCATATTCCTGTTTATGCTTATCCATCGGATTCATATTGAAATAGTTAGCAAGCCAATCAAGAGCCTTTTGCCTATCTTCGAGTTTTAAACTAGATCCGTCTTTGCCTTGCTTTATTTGGCATATGAGCCCCCCATCAACCATTACACTTTCTTTGAATTTCATGGTGTTAACTTCTTTTGTTACTTTCTCTACTAATCCTGTTTCTGGATTCTTTACCTCCATGGGGCCAAACATTGTCATAACGGGAACGGTTTCTCTCCCAAACTCAACAAAGTCTGTCATATCTGCAAATGCTATTCTCATATAACGTTCGAGTATGTCGTCTTCTGTAAGCATAATTGATTGTCGCTTCATTTCCTTAAGGCGGTCTATTTCCTTCCTCACTGGAGGTAAATGGAGCAATTGATAGCCTATTTCAGCTGCTCTCTGTGAATCCTTTACATCATACCCCGCTTTGATTACTGCTTGGGCTGCATTAAAGTTTTTTATGTAATAGAGACAAAACAGCTTCTGTTTCTCAGTAAGCTCAGTTTCATCTAGTTCTAGCTTTTTTATTTGGGAACGTTCCTTTTTAGGGGTTAGCTTTTTTACGGAACGCTCCGTTCCTTTCGTTTGGAACGTTCCGGTTAATTTATCATCCCATTTATCTTTATTCTTCCATCCTCTGATCGTTCCTTCAGGAAGGTTTAATTTACTCGCAATATCTATAAGCTTCATTTCGCCCTTAGAATCTAAATATAACTTTTGGGCCTCGTCTCTTTCTGGACTTCTCGATCTTGCCACATCACCTCACCTGCGCTTTTCAATTCGGTTTTTTCTAAAGACATCTTAAGCTCAAACAATCTATCGCATCCTAAACACTTTCTGCATTTATCCCTGTGATTGATAATGTCTTTAAGCTTGCTAATATAGAGTGTATCAATCTCTTTAACACATACTCTACAATCAATCGAATGAACAAACATTATCAACCTCCTAACAAAAAGGAGCCCTTGTTATAGAGGCTCCTTGTCTTTATGTATTTAAAACTTCTTTTGCTTAAGCAATTAGCTTAGCAAGTTTTAAAGCTCGCTCAAGCATTACCCACGAATCTTTTTCAATATCGAATAATTGCCTAATAGAAATATCAGTTAAATCTTCTGATACGCTAATAAAGTACATGTTAGCTTGATTATGATATATCTTTAAAAGAGTATCTTTCGCTTCATCACTAAGATTTACAATCCCTAACAATGACAAAGGTCGTTCAACAGGCTTGAAAGCTGTGTCAATGCCTATATAAATCGAATTCTTTTCCTCAACATACTGAACCAAATTTGTTGTATACGTACTGCTCTTCACACATTCGAACTTTTCATTGCTAGCCTTCGCAATTATAACTATAGCCTTGTTTTTAAATGTCAACGTCTTTGAACCATTAAGTTCTATATCCGTCGCAATCTGAAGTATCTGTTCATCTGTCAATAAATCAAATCCCTGCTCAAATCCTAGCATCTCTATTCCTCCTCAAAATCAATTTCCATTATTCTACATTAAATGTTAAATAAAAACAACCATCTAGGACTCAGTGTTCTCTGGGGACTGTTCCTTTTGGTTGTTTTGTTTTCAAGGGGGAAATTCAAGGAGTTTTTATCTTTTGTATGCTAGTATTTGCCTTTAGTAAAAAAACACTCTACATATATAGGTTGAAAACGGTCCTTTTCGCACCCTATTTTGGGTGCGTTTTTAAAAATATTATTTTATGTACCTCCAATTTTTTCATTGCAGCTTTAAATGTTCTAGTTACAACTTGTCGTCTAATGCCTAATTCTACGGCAATCTTTTCAAACGTTGGGTCTTTTAGCTTGAAATATGCTTCTACTATTTCCCGCTGTCTTTCTGTCAAGACTGTTTCCATTACGGCATCAAGATATTTTTTCATCTGCTCTCTCTGATTTGAATTGTTATTTTCCATAACGTCAATGTCGTGATGGTCCAACGTATATAAACTTTCGAGACTTTCTTGAGTTAAGTGTATATCTCTCATCCCTCCAATAGCTCCTCTCATGATAGTGTTCTACTACTGTTGCTATCTCTCTGGTATCTCTTTGCATACTTATAAGCAAATTTATTTGTCGCCTAAGTTCATTGATCCCCACCTCAGTAAATGGGTCGTTAGATGCAATATATAATTCGTGTTTTAATTTATTGATTCCCTTTGATAACATTTTGAGTGATACCTGGTACTCTCTAGCTAATTCTTGCATCTAACTCGCCTCCTAAGTATTCTTTATGTGTCTCCCGATATTTTTATTGCCCCTTTAGGTTCTTCTTTTGGTTCTTCTTTTGGCTCTTCTTTTGGCTCTTCTTTTGGTTCGTATCTGCATTCTTCAGAACACGGTAGTTTTCGTGGATCAGAATCAAGATGTTTACAACTAAGGCATTTCATCTTCCGCGTCCTCCATCATGTATTGAACTATTAATTGATTTGCAAGATATGTAAATTCTAAAGGTGTTTTATAATCACCGGTTATTTTATTAAAAATTAATCCACACGCCATTATCAT